AAATTCCTAAATGAGAATAATATTCTGATGCACGTTGCGCGGCTTTCATTGTTCTAAATACTCGGATGGAAGATACACTTAAAATTCGTCCGCCTTTGAACTGAACGTAAATATTGCTTCCCGCCATATCTTCATTAGCGATAACTTCTTTTATCTCACCGTCTCGATTCACAAAATAAACGGTTTCACCCTTTTTGATATTCATTTTTCTAAGCCAAGCTCCTTTAAAATAGGTTCGTATTTGGTATCTGTCGACTTAATGAATGCGCCGTTATACATAATGCCTTTACGGTTTTTAATTTCTTTATAAGCCGATTCAACGCAATCTTTATAATCCAAATCATAATAAATAGCGGCGGAAGTGAGATATTGAAGACTCAATCCAATGAAGATCCTTGTGGTGTCCAAATCGTTTTTAAGGATTGCATCGCCAAGTTTTCCGAGACATGAACCTAATAATATTTCGTTATTATCAGTATCTGGAAGAGAGTCTATATAAAGTAGTTCATTAAAGGATAATCCTAACTGTGAAGATAGAATTTTAAAAACAACAGATATGTCTCCAATGTCATCTTTAATTAAATTAATATCCTCATATTCGTCATCCTCTTCTAAATCAGTCAGAAAATGATCCGCATGGGCGCACAATTCTCCGAATTCACTAATTAATTTAATAAACTGATCCTTAGCGGTTGAACCTTTAATAATGTTCCTATCATTGGCCCAAGCTTCGATTAAATCAAAAGTCGTTTCTAATGTTTCCATTATTTTTTATCCTCAGTTGTTACCGAACCGGGAGCCATTGCAAACTGCGTAATCGCATTGGTTTGCGTTGAACCGTCTTTTGTCATGCCGAAATAAAAGCCGTAAACTTGTTTCAATTCGTTAAATAAATAGCCTAATACCGTACCGATAATAGCCGCTGATGTTGGATTAGCTAATTGCGCCTCGGCGAATCCGCCGAAAATTAAAATTGTTAGGCCAATAACACCGATAGTTAATATAATAGCAATCGATGGGCGTATCCAATCTTTAGGCTGTTGCGCGGCAAGTTTGCGCGCACTGTCACGGTCGGCAGCTTCCGCTTGATATTGCGCCGTAGCAGCGACTAATTGATTTTGCGCGGCAGTTACCTGGAGTTGTTGCAATTGAACTTTAGAATTAATTTGTATTTCTTGCAGCTTTTCCGCTAGCGTAGGATCGGCAGCAATTGCATTGTTCAACGCATCCGGGGTATTGGCAATGCCCAGACTCGATGATATTAACGAACCGACCGCCGCGCCAGCGGGACCGCCGAGTAAAGTTCCGAGAATAGGCGCAGCTTTGCCTATGGCACTTTCTAAATCGCTCCAATTCATGATTTTTTACCTTCTATTAACGTGTAATAACGGTGAATATCTTCCGCCACAGCATAAAACTGGACTCCGTCAAAAAGTAAACAATAATACGCTCCTTTAACTGGATTCCACCTTTTAATGTAGTCTTCACTAACGAAGAAATCGTGATCGCTATCGTCACTTTGCAAAACTGCTCCGCCTCTTATGTCTGGAATAATCTCTCTTATTTTAGCCGCCCAAACATAACATATATATTTCGGTATGCCTATTTCGTTCATATGACCTCAAAATACAAATATTAATAAATTAATTAATATCGCAACGACAATTATCATTACAATATCGCGTATAGAATCTTTCAAGAACTGTTTATTTATTTTCATTTTGCCGCAGCCTCGTTAATTCTTTCAAGTTTATCGGAAATATAGGGTATAACAACTTCATCAATAAAAGATGACCATGTTCTATGATTTTCTTTTCTGCAAGTATCATGTCCGCAACCAAAAACAAATTCGTTTTCCGCGCCTGGAATAGGTCCGCGAAAATACGCTCCAAAAGGATCGCCGTTAGCGTGTTCATATCCCCAAGGACAACGAATTCTATATTTCCCTGATTGATTTTGTACAACTTCGCCGCCAGCGCCTTCACCCATTCTTAACTCATTTGTTATCTGGATAGCCATTTTAAGCCAAATAGCATCTATCTTATAATCGGTTTCGTTAAATTCTTGCTGGCGACGAGTGGGTAATATAATTTCGAATTGAAATGCTTGTGCTATTTCGTCTGGATTATAACGACGCGAATAATCAGCTTCGATTAAATGAACTTGATATTTCCCATCTTCATACTTATATTCTCCCGATTTGTTACGTTTATTATTAATTCCGCAAGGCATCCGGCCATAACGCGAAGCATCTTTGATAGTATAATCGCCGCCCTTTTCTAAAACATTACTAACGAATCCGATTAATAAAGCGCGGAAATAAAGGAGACTTTCTTGCGGTTCTCTGAAAAAATACCACAATTGAAAATTATCAGGGGATGTCTCTACAATGGCAGTCGGCGGCAATATTTTTTTGAAATGATCTAAATCTAATCCGCCTTTCGATCCATTACCGTGGCCTATGTCATCTACCATGAGCGCTAACCCATGACCAAACGACGCATCGCCGCGCCAAAAGCGCATGAGACCGGTTTTCGGATTGGGAGTTTTAATAGACGAGGAAATGCACGCGTAACAATTGGCATTAGTATTAATGGGTTTGCCTAATTTCCACGGAGCGGGCCACCAACCGGCGTTTATTTTTTTACCGTATTCATCTACTTGGACCGTTGCTTCATCTGCATAACCGGCCATTACGCGTTCGGTGTCTGGGATCGTGTTCTGCAATTCAGTTAAAAATTTTTCCGCGATTTCCGTAATTTCGCGCCGATTCATTTATAAAGCCCCTTAGATCATGAGGTTAGAGAACTTACGTCTTATCATCAAAATTCATTATCGCATTTTATGCGCTGGCAGATCAAACGATTTCGATTGAAAAACTTTAATTTTTGCCGCAAAATCGACTTATCAATATTTTTGGGAGAATTTACGAAAAATGACAATAGACAAAAATGAGGTTTCATACGAAGGAATCCTCATTATGAACACGCTGGGAGACCGTCGATTGATCAGTCTTAGGCTAGGGCATCGGCACTGGCTCGCGCCCGCTGGGGGCCGATTCCGGCGGTCAGATGGCGGTTTAGCTGGGAGTCAAAAAGCGGTTCCTCGCCTATTACTTGAACATATTACTCCCAACCCAGCTAGAGTATACCTGCCAATTACGCACAGCGCACAGGCACGGCCTTACGGTAAACGGCTGTCTTATACTAAGGCTATCTATCTAACGGAAACTATAACGCGCTATATAAGCGACGATGGATTAATATTCAACAAAAAAACGGGATGGTCTTATAATTGCGATCAGGACGGAAAGCGCGTGCAGATTATCTTAGACACTATTCAATCTTTTATTCCCGAATGGAAACAAAATAATGACTGATACATTAAATAATCAACAGCAGGAAGGTTTGGGTTTAGCCGTAGAATGGTACAATGATAGAAAAAAATTTATATCAAATAAGCCATTTTTCTTTTTATCTGGAGTCGCAGGATCGGGAAAAACCTTTCTTGCAAAACATATCGCTAACCAATGCTGCGGCATGAGCAATTCTGTTTTTATGGCTCCCACGGGTAAAGCTGCCAGTCGTCTTAAACAAAAAGGTTGCTCAAGAGCACAAACGATGCACCACTTTATCTATAATTTTATGGGCGAAAGCGATGACGGAGATCTTATATTTCACTCAAAAAAACAATTAGAGGAACAACCAAAATTAATCGTTTTAGATGAGGCAATGATGGTTGGGATGTACGATGCCGACAAAATTTTGTCGCACAACATATCATTGTTAGCTCTCGGCGATCTTCATCAATTGCCGCCTGTTAAGGATTCTCCATTCTTTAATAAAAATAATGTTGACTATATGTTGACGCAAATAGAAAGGCAAAAAGAAAATTCTAATATTGTTCGAGCATCAGTATTCGTTCGCGATGGTTATTCATTACCAGTTAGAGAATATGGAGACGTGGCCGTAAGGGATGGGAAGCCGAATTCTAAATTGCTGGTGGAATATTCGGAAAATGATTCGCAGATTATTTGCTCTCGCAATGCAACTCGGCAATCCTATAATACATTAATTAGAACATTGCGCGGCCATGTCGGAAGTATGCCTTGTATCGGAGAAAAATTAGTATGCGTATTCAATCAGCATAAATACGATTTTATGAATGGCGAGCAATGCATTTTGCTCGGACTGGAGCCGTTACCTGGATATGAATTAGACGATAACGATCTTAGCGGTCTAATGATGGCTCGCGTTTTAAGCCTGACCAACAATAAAGAAATTAAAATAAAGTTTAATCCTGACTCATTTAGTGTCGATCCCGAGGCGCGGCAAGAGGCGTTAAAACATGTCGGCGGCTTAGATTTTGGGTATGTGCTAACAGTCCACAAATCGCAGGGATCGGAATGGCCGAATGTCATGATACTCGACGAAAAAATCCCGAGTATCCCATATCGATTGATGATGTATACCGCAATCACGCGAGCCATTAATAAATTGATAATTTATCGTAATCAGTAAAATTTATTTTGCAATGAACGCCAAAAACTCATATACTCGATGTGTTGATTAAATCTTTTAAAATTCACTTAATATAGAGGTTCGAAAATGGCACATAAGAAAGCAGTTGTAACGAAAGAAACCGAATTTTCTCCGACAGCCGATACCAGCTTTAACCCGATCATAGATGCCGAACTCAGTGCTGATCTCGAACTCGGCCCCGACGCGCAATTTTCCGTGGTATCCCAGAATGATAATGACGCCCGAGATGAGATTATCGGCGACGTTGAGACGACAGACGAAGACCCGGCGCAAGACGAAAATGCCAAGGCAGGAGATGACGCAGCCGACGCGCTGGCCGCCGGGTCTACCGTGCTGGAAAAGGCGCTTGCTAAGATCAACACGCAAATCAACGAAGCTCAGGCGAAACTCGATGCGCAAGACAAAGTAGAATGGCAAAAATTTTACGACAAAGAGGCCGAACGAGATCTTCGCGCTATCGGCGAAAAACAATTGCGACTTGATCAGCAAACGGAACGGTTAGCGCTGAAAAATAAAGGCAAATTGGCGGCGCTTGAAGCACGTAAACAGCAAATCCTCGACAACGCCGAACAGTACGAAAAAGAACAGGCGGAAAAAGAGCAAAAACGTATCGACGAAGAAAAAGCCAAGTTGCAGGCTAAGATCGATAAAAAAGCCGAAAAAGCAGCCAAAGCCCTGGAAGCAAAAGCTGCACGCGAAGCCGTCGCCGCGACGCTTAAAACTCAGAAGCAGAGCGAAAATAAAGAGCGCAAAGATAAATTTACCGCCCGTCAGGAAGAATTGGCGAAGTTCCCCGGTCGTCGTCGCAAAGCTACTGATTTTATCTATCAGGGTGACGGATTTTCAACGCCGCAGCAATTCAGTATTCGCGGCAAAGTGTTCCAATATTTGAAAGACAATTACAATATTGGCGATAAAATCAATGTGGAACTTTTTGGCGCGGAAGTTAAACCTCTTTTGTATGGCACTAACGTGCGTTCGTATCTCGGCAAACTGGAAGAATACGGCCAGATTGATTTCATTACTCCGGTAGATGTGCCGGTAGAAACCGAATCCGATCGCCCGGTTTTGCATGACGATTTCGCAGACGAAGGCGAAGGCGAAAGCGATCAGTCGGATGAAGATTACGAATAATACATAAGACATTCTAATGTATTAAAGTTTGCCTATTTCGACAATGAACGATATAATGCTAGAGACGTAAAAATCTCTAGCATTTTCTTTGGTAAGGATAAATAAATGCCCATTATTTCAAAAGATGCTTTACCCAAAAAAGATTTGAATTCCCTCGGTATTTTAGGAATTCAAGAAAATATTAACGTATTGGAAATTACGCTGAATTCTGATGATGTCGTTATTAATCAAGATAAATTGCTCGGAAATACTCGCATTGTCATTCGCACTCCAGGCGAAATATGTTTTCAAGTCACTGGCGAATATGATCATACGGATAATGAAGATGTTTTTTATGTGAAGGAGGTTGAATAATGGCTCACATCTACGCGATAATCGATACTGAAACGACGGGATTAACAAAACATCCAGATGTAGACGTTTCACAGCAACCTAAAATAATTGAATTCGGCGGAATATTGACGGATGGTGTTAATGTTCTAGAAAAATTGAATTTTATTTGCAATCCAATTGTAAACGGTAAGCCGGTAATTTTAGAACCCTTAATCACAAAAATTACAGGATTGACTAACGAAGATTTAAGCGGTGAGCCAGAATTTAAAACATACATCCCTGATTTAAAAAATTTCCTTTCAAAAGCAGATGTCGTTATTGCACATAATATGAGTTTTGATAGATCCCTCATATTTTACGAAATGATTCGCATGGGCCTTACTCTCGATGATATTAGTTTTCCAAAAATTCAATGGTGTACTGTTGAATTCACAATGCCTCAATTCGGTTATCGCCGTAAACTAATCGACCTCTATAATATGTATTGTCCGAAAGCAATTCAAACGCATCGCGCCGATGATGACGTACTGATGCTATTTGAAATCTGCAAAGCGTTAAATATTTTTCATTTAATGGTATAGGATCATCATGAATAAATTCCCTCAATTACGCGTTAGAACGGGATATAGTTTCAAAAAAGCTTACGGCAACATTTCAGAAATAATCGCTCGGCTGAAAGAAATCGATTGCGATACTGCCGCGATGGTGGATTTTGAAACATGGGGCCATGCTCGATTTGAACAAGCGGCCATTAAAGAAAATATTAATCCTATTTTTGGCATGGAAATCCCAATCAAACATACTATAGACGAGGTGGATTATTTCCCTCGCGCATGGTGTTTAGCACTGGATACCAAAGAATTTTATCAATTCACGTCTGAAGCATTAATCGGCGTTGAAAAATTCCCCAATAAATCTGCCGGGATCATTCGTTTTCCAGGCGCGGCCATCGATGCGTTAGATCCCGAAAATTACGATTATGTTGATATTAATCCAGCAAGTTTATTGCTTGCGAAAAAAGGATTATTAGCCGCTGGATTGTATGATAAAAAAATAATTCTCACATCCTACAATGATTTTCCGTCGCGCCAATATACATCGGTCGCGAATGCATGGGGAGTCGGCGGATCGATCGCAAATAATACGCTTTGCACAATAGAGGGATTATGGTTTCAATTACATCAAATAATGTCTAGAGAATTATTTGATCAGGCTGTTGAAAATACTTACGAATTGGCAGAAGAATTTAAAGGAATTAAATTAGCAAAAGCGCCAATGATTAAGGCGACAGGAAATATTCAGGATTTAGTAGATGAAGGAATTAAAACTCGATTGAAAAAAGGCCATATTAAAGAATGGAAAAAAGAATATGAACTTCGAATTGCTGAAGAAATCAGCCAAATTATGGCAAAGGATTTTGATAGTTATTTTATTGTCGTTTCTGATTTGGTACGGTTTGCAAAACAACATATGTTGGTTGGTCCTGCTCGTGGTTCTAGTGCTGGTAGTCTTGTATGTTATGTGCTTGGTATTACCGAAATTGATCCCATTGTACATAATTTGTTGTTTCAGCGTTTTATTGATATTAGTCGTGACGATTTGCCAGATATTGATATAGATTTTCCAGATGATAAACGCTATATGGTTTTCGATTATTTAAAAGAAAAATATGGCGTTGATTGCGTTGCAAAAGTTGGTAGTGTGAATACATTAAAAGCATTATCTGTTATTGGAAAAGTAAGTGAAAAATTTAATTTAACGGATGCGGAAAATAGAAATATCAAAAACTCATTGGTGGATTACGCCGCCAATGATGATCGTGCGGCTCATACTTTACGCGACACTTTATTGATGACAGATGAAGGGAAAGAATATGCAGAACTACACGAAAAAGCCGCACAATGCATGGTTGCACTCGAAAATCACCCGTCACATTCAGGTGTTCATGCGGCTGGTATTTTAGTTTGTAATGAACCCATTAATAATTTTTGTACTGTATCTTCATTGGGTATTGCTCAAATAGATAAAAAAGATATCGAGTATCTTAATCTATTAAAAATAGATGCATTAGGATTACGGACACTGAGCATTATTGAAGATACTCATGCTATTGCCGCCGATGAGTTATATTCTTTACCGTTAGATGATAAAAACGTATTGGATATTTTGAATAACGATCGTGTATTAGGGATCTTTCAGTTTGAAGGTGGCGCAGTCCGCAATGCCACTCGCTCTGTCTATGTCGATAAATTTTCTAAAATAGACAATTTGACAGCATTAGCGCGGCCAGGACCATTATCTTCTGGCATGGCAAATAAATATATATCACGCGCAAAGGGCACGACTCAGGTTGAATATGATTTCCCTGAACTTGAAAAACATCTAAAAGATACTTTTGGCGTATTGCTTTATCAAGAACAGATTATGAATATCGTCCGAGAAGTTGGCGGACTTGATTGGAAAGAAACTTCCGCAGTAAGAAAGGCCATCGCAAAAAGTAAAGGCGATGAAGCCATTAACAAAATGAAAGGACATTTTATTGAAGGTGCTCTTAAAAAAAATATTCCAATCGAAAAACTTGAAAAATTATGGTCCGAGATTGTTCAATTTGGTGGTTATTGTTTTAATCAGGCTCATAGTTGCTCTTATGCTGTCGTCACTTATTGGACGTGCTATTTAAAATATTATCATCAATTAGAATTTTCGGCGGCTTGTCTTCGTGCGTCAAAAAGTGAAGAACAAACAATCGCAATATTGCGCGAACTTGTTAGAGAAGGCGTTGAATATACGGCGATCGATCCTGATTATAGCGAATTAAATTGGGTAGTTGCAGATGGTCGATTAATTGGCGGCATCATGAATGCGAAAGGCTATGGCGACGTTAAAGCGTTAAAATATATCGAAGCGAGAAACGCCGGTAAATTGACTGATAAACAAAAAGAACATTTAGCCAATGCAGAAGTACCCTATGCAGATTTGAAAGCGGCGCATACTTTGTTTGATAAATTTTATAAGAACGGTCGTCTGTTGGGTTTCGATAATATAGAATACATTCATAATATTGCCGATATTCCAAAAGGTCAGAACGGTTTTTTTATTGCTAAATTAATGAAAAAGAAAATAAGTGATGAAAATGACGAACAGAGATTAAAAAGGCGCGGCGGAATAAGAAAAACTGGCAATACAAAGTTTATGGATTTAGATTTCATTGACGATTCATTAGACGTTCCGATGAAATTTCGAATTAAAGCCGCCGATTATCCATTCCTACAGGAAAAAGCAGACGCCACGACTAAGGGAAAATGGTATTTAATTAGTGGTTGGCGTTTCCAAAATTACGATATGATATTCATTGAAAATTTAATGGAACTTGATAGCTCTTATATGGATAAAGATAAGGTTGAATGATGTCGAGACCAGAAGATAACGAGTGGAAAGCGTTCCAAGGATGGGCGCAAGGAAAATTAAAGTTAAATCGCGTTGAAAATATTTTAGGGGATGGGATGCCAGATGTAATCGGAACAAATTGCCATGGAGTAGGATTCTGGCTAGAATTAAAAGATCTTGCTGATTGGCCTGTCAGAGATACCACTTGCCCATTGCATAAAAAATTTAGACCAGGGCAATTACCATTTTTGCTCGACTGGAAAAGTTGGGGATTTAATACTTACGTCCTGCTTAGGGTAAAAAAGATTTTTTACTTAGTTAATCCTATCGATGGACTGGATAAAGTAACAAAGGAAGAATTACCAAGATATTTCATTAAAGTGGGAATAAAAGATATTCTTGAATATTTGCGAGAATTAAAATAATGAAAAATAAACCGATGAAACATCAAGAAACTGGACTAGAACTTAGCCGAAATAAAAGGAATTTTGCTTTTTTGATGGAACAGGGAACAGGTAAAACTTATTTAACTCTAGCAGATGTAGAAAGACTTTTTAAGGCGCGTTTAATAAACGCTTTGATGGTCGTTGCGCCGAATGGCGTTCACAGTAATTGGGTATTGCGCGAGATCCCTAAACATATGGATATGTTTGTTATTTCCCATTATTGGCAAACTCAAGTGCAAACATTACGTGAAGGTAAAAAATATGAGGCGTTGTTTGCAAATCATTACCCGTCGAACACTCAACCATTGCGCGTTTTTGCTATTAATATCGATGCATTAAACGCAAAAAAAGGATTTGCGGCGGCGGAAAGATTTTTAAAAGAATTCAAAGTTTTGATGGTTGTTGATGAGTCATCACGCATTAAAAATCCCTACGCTATTCGCACTAAAAAGGCTATTCGTCTAGGCAGACAAGCTACGGCGCGGCGAATTCTTAACGGTACTCCAATCACTAAAGCGCCGACAGATTTATTTTCCCAATTTGAATTTTTAGATCATGCATTGTTAGGAACATCGTCTTATCGGGCATTCGTCTCTGAATTTTCCGTACTCCTGCCAGACGATGACGATAAAATGCGAGCTATTAAACGTAAGATGGTTAGATCGCCAGAATTGCCGCAAATCGTTGCGAAGGATGCGAACGGAAATCCGATGTATCGGAATCTCGACAAGCTGACTAATTTAATCGCGCCTCATTGCTATAGAGTAACGAAAGCAGAATGTCTGGATCTTCCACCGAAAGTTTATCAAGCAATTGATTTTGAATTATCGACCGAACAAAGAAAAGTTTATGATAAATTATATAACGATCACCTTTATCTTTTCCCCGATGGCGACATCATGAAATCGGTAAGTTTTGAGGGGATTGCCGTTCGTTCGAAACTTAAACAAATTACGTCTGGGTTTATTAATATTTACGGCGAACCTGTTTTAATGCCGCCAAATGATAACCCGCGTATGCTGTTGTTCCGCGATTATTTGGAAGATCTTTATATCTCTGGAAAACAATTTTTAGTATGGGCAATATATAAAGAAGAAATCCGGCAAATCATGGCAGCGTTAAAAGAATACGGAATTATCAGCGCGGCGTATACTGGCGACACATCAAAAACAGATCGCGACAATATCATCGATGATATTGCATCAGGAAGTTTGCAATGCGCAGTCCTACAAGCGCAGGCTGGCGGAGTAGGAATCGAATTTACAAAAGCAACAACATCAATTTATTATAGTTGCTCCGAAGATAATTATTTACGTTTGCAATCCGAGGATCGGAACCATAGGATCGGAACGACCGAATCTGTATTGTATCTCGATTTTCTGGCGATGAATACGATAGACCAAAATATTTATAATAATAGAATGTTCAAAAATTACATTGCTGGAGTGGTTTTAGATAGTGACTCAATGAACAGATCGTGATATTATAGTATTTCATAATCAAGAGGGTATAAAATGACTAATATCGAGAAAACGACGACTCAAGATCCTGAAGAAGTGCCGGAACTTGATTTTTTAGTAGGCGATGTACCGCAGGTGGTTTCCGAAACTACTCTTGAAAGGTTGGGTGCACTTGCAGAAACGGCGCAGAATTTAACGGACGAAATTAACAAGGATGATGAAGAACTTTCCGAAAAATCGAAGGAGCTTGCAAATATTTTGCGTGTTCTGATCCCAAATATCATGGATACTCTTGAAATGAAAGAATATACCATGATGTCCGGCGTAAAAATTTCGGTGATAAATAAAGTTCAGGCGTCGATTGCTGAAAAAAATAAACCAGCGGCCTTTGCGTGGTTGAATAAATACAATTTTGGCGGCATGATTAAGACTACGATTATATCAGAATTCGGCAAAGAAGAAGTAGAAAACGCCGAAAAGACATTAAAGATGCTGAAAGAACAAGGCGTTTCAGCAGAAATCGTTCAATCAGTTCACGCCCTGACGTTAAAATCGTTTGTCAAGGAACGTTTGGCGGCGGTTGAAGAAGTACGGAATAAGGTGACTGAAGAAGAAAAGCAAGCGACAATCGACGGTCAAGAATTTGCAGCTTTTGACGATGAAACAAGTGATGTTGAAAAAATTCCGCCGATCCCTCAAGATATCTTTGGCGTTTTCACGTTCAAAGAAGCCAAAATAGTTGTCCCTAAAAAATAATTTCACATAGAGAGCGAATACATGAGCACATCAAAAGAAATTGCAGCAAAAGAACAAACTTTTACCCCGGCTGTTGAAGAAACAAAAAATTTACCGGCAACGGCGTTGGAATTCGATGATGACGAAGCGGGCGCTGGCCTTGAGAATGCAGACATTGAATCGTTTGCTATTCCGTTTTTGCAGATCATGCAGAAAGGAACTCCGGCAGTAGACGAAGATAAACCGCAATATATCCCTGGCGCGAAGGCTGGCATGTTATTCAACTCCGTGACGCGTAAATGTTACGATGGAAAAGCAGGTATCGATATTATTCCTGTTTATTATGAACGTACTTATATTCGTTGGGGCGGTCGTAAAGGAGCCAATCCCGGTTTTAAAGGCGTACTTCAACTGGAAGAAATGGATAAACTGAAACGAGATCCGACGCAAGTCAAAGAAATAGAAGGTAAATTTTATGCCGTAGAAAAAGACGGCACCGTAGATGTGCTAAAAAGCGATTAT